ATTATAGGGTACGTGCTACCCGTGAATCAGTTAAAGAAAAACTTATTAAAATGGACTTATTATGATCATGGCTATTGCATCGTGGGTTGGTCTTTTTATTGTTATTACTATTTGTATTAGTGTTTATTACCTTAAAGCTTACAATCCACATCAATGACTGAAAAATTTTATAATATTAAGTACAAAACCGACGTGTTACATGAAAATTTGTCTGCAGATGATGCAGCAGATAAGTTAAAAGACTATGTTGATCGCTTTTTCTCGACAGAAAATGATGAACATGCATGGCCTTTTAACCCAAATGACCTAAAATTGGAGGAAATCATCGAAAATGGCTAAAGCAACGTCAGGAATTTACGGAAATGCTGGTTTTATGGAGACTACTCCAAAGAAAACTCGTCAGGGAAGAGGAAAACATACCAAATATACGTCAACCTCTCGTAATAAAGCAAAGAAAGTTTACCGAGGACAAGGAAATTAATACAAAGGGGTGAAAATCGCCCCTTTTTTTATGTGTAAATAGGAAATATCGGGAAAATAAGGACATGAATGACTTTTTAGACAACTTAGCGAACGATCAGAACCGAAAAATGCTTCGTGAAATTTCAAATGATGCCATTACACCTAAAAAAAGTGATAGAAAAGTCCAAAATGACCTCTATGAGAAGAAAATTGATGACGATTTCTACGAAGGATTGGACTATGACGACGAAACAGTACCCTCTGCAGAATTTTAGTTAGTAATCCTTAATAAATAAGTTATATTCTTATACGTTCAATGCCTGCAGAAAGGGTTAGCATAGGTTTCAAAGATATTAGTATGAGTTTTCAGGTAAATCCCCTGAATAATGATCTCATAGGTCTCAAAAATGAGACTGCAATTGCTCGTTCTGTACGAAATATTGTAATGACTCTTCCTGGAGAGAAACCTTTTAATGAAAATTTTGGATCTAGAGTCTCTGGTCTCCTTTTTGAGAATATGGATTCCTTAGTTGCTACTCAAATTGAAGACGAAATTCGTCAATCTATTGCTAATTATGAACCTAGGGTAAGAGTAAGGAGAATTGACTCAGTACCTAATTATGATGATAATGCATATTACTGTACTATAGTATATCAAATTGTAGGAATAGATGTTCCTGCACAAGAACTATCATTCGTCTTGCAATCAAATAGATAAATGCCATTAGCTAATTTCGCTAACCTAGATTTTGATCAGGTTAAGACTACACTTAAAGATTACATATCAGCAAATTCTACATTTACTGATTATGATTTTGAAGGATCTAATCTTTCATCAATTATAGATGTATTAGCATACAATACCTACATTAGTTCTTATAATGCTAATATGGTAGCAAATGAGGTTTTCATTGATAGTGCTACTTTAAGAGAAAATGTAGTTTCTTTAGCAAGAAATATTGGTTATCTTCCCAAATCTAGGAAAGCAGCACGAGCAGTGGTGAGTTTCTTTGTAGATTGCTCTGATGTGGTGCCTACTCCTGCTACATTAACCCTTAAAAAGGGTATTGTTGCTGCATCAGCGGGAAGTTTTGGAAATATGTCTTTTGTTTACTCTATTCCAGAGGATATTTCTGCTCCAGTATTGAATGGAGTTGCTACTTTTGATGAAATTTCCATTTATGAGGGAAGTCTTCTAACATCTAACTTTACAAATAGTTCTAGAACTCCAAATCAGAAGTTTATTCTTCCTAATGCAGGTATTGATACAGATTTAATTAGAGTAACTGTAAGAAGTAACCAACAATCTACTACTCAAGTTAAATATAGTGCTCAAGATAGTCTTTTTGATATTGATTCTACCTCGAAAGTCTATTATCTTCAAGAAATTGAAGATGAAAGGTATCAATTGATCTTTGGAGATGGTGTTTTTGGTAAAAAATTGGAAGAAGGTAATTATGTTACAGCAGATTACATTGTAAGTCATGGTGATAGTGCAAATGGAGTGCTACAATTCACATTTTCTGGTAATCTCACATATATTAGGAATGGAGTTGACTATTCAGTAACTTCTGGTATTTCAATATTAACTACTGAAGTCATTTCTAAGGGTGGAGAGATTATTGAGAGTGTAGATTCTATTAAAAAGTATGCTCCAAGGATATATGCTTCTCAAAATAGGGCATTAACTGCAAATGACTACGAAACTTTAATTCCTACTCGGATTTATCCTGAAACAGAGTCTATTTCTGTTTTTGGAGGTGAAGAATTGATTCCTCCTCAGTATGGTAAAGTTTTTATTAGTATTAAACCAAGAACAGGTGATTTTTTACCTAACTTGATTAAAGAAAATATCAGAAACAAACTTAAAAAGTATGCAGTTGCTGGTATTGTTCCAGAAATCATTGATTTGAAATATCTTTATATTGAAGTTAATTCAAAAGTCTATTATAACACTAATCTTGCTCCATCAGGTGCTTATGTTTCAAGTACAGCTCAAACAAATGCAAATAAGTATGCAGAATCTGCAGAAATGAACAAATATGGTGCTAGATTTAAATATAGTAAATTTTTGAAGGTTATTGATGATAGTACTGATGCTGTTACGTCTAATATTACAACAATTCAGATAAGACGTGATTTAAGAGCAGTATTAAACACTTATGCAGAGTATAGTATTGGATTTGGTAATGAATTCCATATTAGAAGTATGAGTGGGTATAATATTAAGTCCACTGCATTTAAAATTGCAGGAATTAGTCAAGATGTCTACATTTCTGATATTCCTAATACAAATAGGACTACTGGATCTCTATTCTTCTTTACAGTTCCTTCGATTAATTCAGAATCACCTACAATTGTTAGAAGAAATGTGGGAACTATTGATTATAAAAAAGGAATTGTAACTCTTAATCCTATCAATGTTTTATCTGCTAAATTGAAAGATGGTCAAAGTGTTATTGAAATTGCAGCATGTCCATTATCCAATGATGTTATTGGATTACAGGACTTATATTTACAACTAGATATAAGTAACAGTATTTTTGATACAGTTGCAGATGAAATCGCTTCTGGACTAGACCCAGCAGCATCTACTTATAATGTAACCTCTAGTTATGCAAACGGGACACTAGTAAGACCATAAAATGTCACAAACGAGAATTAAGTTCAACAATATTGTACAGAACCAACTGCCTGCTTATACGCAGACAGAATTTCCGTTGGTTGCTGAGTTTTTAAAAACTTACTATCAGTCACAAGAATATAAAAGTGGTCCTCTTGATTTAATTCAAAATATTGATCAATATACTAAGGTCAGTGAAATGACCGGTGAAATTGATGCAGTTGGATTAAGTACTAGCATTGATGCATATCAGAATGTTATTCCTGTGGATATGGTTGATTATCCTGCAGGAACTACAGGATTTCCAGAGTCTTATGGATTGTTAAAAATTGACAATGAGATTATTACATATACTGGTACAGCAACAACTTGTTTTACTGGTTGTGTACGGGGATTTTCAGGTATAAGCTCTTATAGAAGTCCAAGTAATCCAGAAGTACTAGTCTTTGATTCAACGACCTCTGAGGCGCATACAGGAGGGTCTAGGGTAGAGAATCTAAGTTCTCTCTTCCTTAAAGAATTTTTACTTAAAACAAAAAACCAACTTTTACCTGGATTAGAAAATAGAAAATTACATAAAGATTTAAATCAAGATCTTTTTATAAAGCAAGCAAAAGATTTTTATTTAAGTAAAGGTACAGATAAGTCTTTTGAGATTTTATTTAAAGCATTATATAATGAACCAGTAAGTATTATTAAACCAAGAGAATTTCTTTTTACTCCATCAAATGCAAACTATAAAATTGCAAATGATTTTGTAGTTGAACCTGTTGACGGAGATCCAGAAGATCTTCAAAATGCGACTCTGTTTCAGGATGAATATAAGCCATCCAATATTAGTATGGCATATGCTCCAGTTACATCTGTAGATCCTATTAAAGTTGGATATGGACAAACCTATTATAAACTTTCTATAGATGGTGGATATGATAGAGATGTTAGAGTAAAAGGATCTATCTATGGTGAATTTACGGTTCATCCTTCAACTAAGATTATTGGAGCCGTATCTACTGGATCCACATATATTGATGTAGATTCAACAGTTGGATTTCCTGCAAAAGGAGAGTTGACCTTTACTTATAACGATAATACAGTAGGAATTGTTTCTTATACATCAAAATCTTTAACTCAGTTTTTTGATTGTAGTGATATTAGTGGAACAATACTTGATAAAAGTAGTATTGGAATTAATACGTATGTATGGGGATATTCTTTTACTAATCAAAATAAGATTATTAAGGTAAGAATTAAATCAGTATTGCAAGATCTTGATTTTCCTCATCATACACAGTATTACGGAAAAGATGATACTGCACGAATTAAAACTTTAGGTGTTGCTGATAAAGGATTTAAAGCATCAGATTGGTTCTATAATATATCTCCGATTTATAAAGTTAAAGATTTTACTCTTCTAGATGTTAGTGACTATACATATTCGATTGAATTAAATGTAAGTCATATTTTTAAGGTAGGAGATAAAGCTAATTTCTTTGATGGTGACGGAGGAATGAGTCCCGTCACTACAATAGTAAAAGTAAATTCAGATAAGTCTGTTGATGTTAGGGGTCAGGGTGAAATACCTGTTATTGGAGATTATACACTTAGGAGAAATATTCTAAAAGCAGAATCTACAAGTT